CGAAGCGTCTTGGCCTTCCATTTTTCCACGGCTGTAGGAGACAAAGAAGCTAAGGTAATTGATTGCATCTTTGGCTGAGTCTTCGAGCGATTCGAAGTTCGCTGTCTCGCCTTGTTCCATCGATTCCATAACAGAATAAATTCGAGTAATTTTCTGATGGACCATATCAAGAATCGTAGCACAACCACGCGGATAATGATCAGCTTGACGGATACGCGACTTTTCATTTTGATAGTCTTTCGATTTACGTTGCTGGAGTTCAGCACATTCTTGTAATACTCGGAGTGATTCACGCATTGATTAGTTCTTTCTCAATTTTAAGATTACCATATTCGGTTTTAACAAATCTAGAATCATACAACTTTATGAGACCATTTTTCTGCATTACATATGTAGGGAACCAAACTGTACCATCATAAGAGTATATGATCTTTTTGATAGTCTTGTTTTGCATCAATTCTTCGAATCGATTAATAACAGCAACAGTTTTATCTTTGTCTACGATCTTAAGTGGCTTGCTACTATTGATCCACTCTTTCCATTTATCTTTGTAGACCGTAAAGATATTGGATATAGCTTTATAGTTTGGATTCAGCGGTAATGATAATACAAAATACTCTGGATCAGCATTAATGTCAACAACATTTTTATCATGTATTGAAACATAACTCTTGCCATTCCACTTATACTTATCAAACAAATAATAATCTAATGTGGTGTTATCACAAACAAAGATATAAAGATCATCTGGATAATTGCGCCATGATTCATTTAATCTAATATTATTACATTTACTAATAATATATTGTACATTATTTGCGTTATTGGTTACTTTAATTTCAACAGGCATACCAAAAATATTAAAAACATCTCCGTAAGTATCCGGATTGTTTGTATAATTCATGAATTGCATTAAGTAAACTTCAGCAGTTTGTCCTTGCAAACAACTATTAAAGATTTCATTGAACTTTCGGCCTCTAGCTCTTGTTTCAAAAGAGTATATGCCTTTGGCTTCTTCAAATGCTCTTTCGTAAAGAACAAATTGATCAACATCTTTTCTATTGAATTTCATAATATAATCTCCAATTCACTCATTTCCAAACAATTGGTTTCAAATGATGCATGAATAAGTTTTCTGCGGCTGCACTAGATTTGCGACAAGTGATACCGAGTTTTTCTTTCTCAATGTAATAAACATCTATATCCATATCTAAATCTAAATCATTTGCAATAAACTTACGACCAGTTAGTTCTGTTTTCCATTCTGGTTGATTAAGAGATTTTTTATGATTTACTAATCTCTTTTTGATTGCACTAGTAGATTCACCAATGTAAATTGGATTTGCCGGATTAGATTTTACATCACGGCCTTTTTCATAAAAGAAGTATATTCCTTGAATGGAATCATCAATGCCTTGCCAATTTCGTACGTACTTAGGATCGTTACGAGAAAATGTACAAGCATATTGCATACTTTGCAAATGCGGTTCTACAAATATTTTAGCGACATCACAGATAAGTAAAGGTTGCATTTCAAATCTCCACATTAGAATTATAATCTAACATAGATTTGAAAAAATGTCAATGGCTTAAAAAGCCTTACTTATCAAATACATAGTCCAGCAAGCCATGGTTATCCTTATGGCTTGGTGCAGTCCAGCCTTCTGGCTTGATAAGATCTGGAAGGCCGAGAGGATTTGGACGGCTTTCTTTAACGCCGACTTTCTTCTTCATGTTGGCTTTATGAACTTCATTCCATGCTTCTTTGCGATCAACACCGAAAGCATCGAGTGTACCAATGGCAACAACGCAAAGATCGATAAGACCATCAACGATTTCTTCAGGATCGCCTTCTTTAAGAGCTTTCTTAGTTTCATTCAATTCTTCTTGAAGAAACTTGATACGAAACTCAAGATATTTCTTGAGCTTTTTCTTGTCTTGTTGTTCAACAGTTTTGGCAACCCAATCATGCACACCAAATGTTTCGTGCATGTCTTCAATATCCCAATACCAAACTCTACTCATGAGCGTAATGCCTCCAAAATATCTTGTGCTTCTTTAGTCAAACTGTTTATTCTTAATCCTCCAGGTGCAACTGGAGTACCTTTACTTAATTTTTTAGCAAGCTTCTTAGCTTGTTCAAGGTGATAACTATTAGCTCTCTTGGTATGAACGATTCCATCCAAATGATCTAATTCATGTTGGAATACTCTAGCAGACATACCATCAAACTGACGAGTTTCTGTCTGGCCATCCGGATGAGTGAAACGAACCTTAATACGTCTTGGTCGTTTAATCTTAACCCAGAGATTAGGATAACTCAAGCATCCTTCTTCAAGATACACCATTTCACTAGAAATGTCAACAATTTTTGGATTGAAACACCCAATAATATTTTCTGCCCTCATAACGAAGGCTCTGTATGGTAATCCAACCTGTGGAGCAGCTAGACCTAGACCATCATGCTCTCTCATGGTTTCAGCAAGATCATTATAAAGCTCTACAGGATTGATTGGTGGATTTTTAAAATCAAAGTTATCAGTTACCTGACGAAGGATTGGATTGTTACAATCTACCAGTTCTCTAATCATGCTGCCATCCTGCTTAAATTAAAGAAGAACTTCTTCTTGACACCAGAGTAGCGGAATCTTAGCTTCCACCCATAGCCCATAAGAACATAAGTAGTTTTCAAGATATTTTTTAACTTGTTCATGCTGCCATCCTGCTAAAGTTCACTATTTTATAAATATATCAAAGGAAATCTCCAATGACGACGTATTTTACATATTACTTATATCACATACCAACTGGCAAAAAATATTATGGTGCCAGATGGAAGCCTGGGTGCCATCCTTCTGATTTGTGGAATACATATTTTACTTCATCTAAACATGTTCATAAATTAATTGAAGAATACGGCAAAGAATCATTTGAGTATAAAATAAGAAAAACATTTGTAAATAAATCTGAATGTATTTCATGGGAACAAAAAGTTTTAAAAAGACTTAAAGTTAAAACTAATAATAATTGGTTGAATATTGCAATAGGAAACCCTTCTATGCTTGGTAAAAGACATTCAGAAGAAACTAAAGCAAAAATGAGAAAGCCAAAAGGTCCTTGGTCTGAAGAAAGAAAATTAGCAAAAAGTCTAGATGAAAAAAATAAAATTGCTAATGGTAAGCCGATGCCAACAACAAAAGGATTAATTCTTCCTATGAAAAAAATATCATGTCCTCACTGTAATAAAATTGGTGGAGTAAACAACATGAAAAGATATCATTTAGATAATTGTAAATTACGCAGCCATACGTGAGAAGTTTTTATGTTTCTCAAATCTAATTACGCTATGGAACTTGTCGTATAGTTGATCACCTTTGTGGCTGATCACGAATGTGTTTGTTTCTTGAGTTAAGCTATCCAAGATCTTCATAAACTCTTCAGTACCACCAGTATCAAGTGATGAGTCAAACACTTCATCCATGATAAGCAAGTTAGTGGAAGCCGAGTTACGAAGCTTAGCAATTGCTCTCCAGGTAAACATCAAACTAAGATCGATACGCATCTTCTCGCCTTCAGAGAACGAAGGATATGTAAACTCATCTCTGTAACGAGACTTGATTGTTTCGTTAAAGTTTTCATCGAGTTCAAACTGAACAAAGAAGTCCATCGAGGCAAGATACTTGTTGATAAGCTTGTTCATGATAGGAACATATTGCTTGATGATCTTAGTCTTGATGCCAGTATCTTTAAGAAGAACACCAGCAACTTCCAACACTTGACGATGATGTGTTAGCTCTTCTTTTCTTTCTTTGTGTTTCTTCAGAGTTTTCTTGAATTCGTTGATATCATCTTCACCAGCATCAATAGCAGTCGTATCGTTTTCAAGCATCTGAATCTCTTTACGCAGAGTTTGAATGCTAAGATTCCACGAACGAATATCAGAGTTGTGATCGGTGATTTGTCTATTTAGTGCAGTGATTTCTTTATTGATCTCAGTGATCTCAAGAATTCTTGTATTGATAGTTTCAATATCTTTCTCGATTTTAGCAAGAGCTTCTTGTACTTCAGTTGTTTTGTTCTCACGATCAACAATTGTCTGGTTCTTGAAATCATGTTCAATACCTTGACGACATGTAGGGCAATTATCATTATCGTGG